GGAACTGTTTCGATTGCGAGCACTGCTCGAAAACGTTACTAGAACCGTCGCTTCAAAAAGCGAACAGCAGTCCGGCCCTAGCCTAGAGACTCCACGGGAGGTCTATAGGCAAGGCAGGTACTTGCAGCGCGCTCGGCTCTTAGAGCAAATTCGGCGTCTCCCAGTGGGACAGACTCCGCACGGATTTACTCAAGAGGATTTACATGATTTGTTCCACCCTGACCTGCCTGAGGTTTTCAATGAATTCCCCCTGCTGGCCAGTTACCTTCCTTCTGGATTCCAGATGGACCGTGTGGCGGAAGCATATCAATTAGCCCGTCTCAACTTGCAACGCAAGATAGACGGTAAAGTTCTGGAATCGAGTGGAGTCTTCGATGCCATCGGCAACGAGATCTGCTCGAACAAGGATATCGACTTACAAATTTGGAAAGCCGCTTACCTTGCAGAACCGCTTGAGGTTGAGTCTTTCAACTCCGCCCTACCGCTGGTAGACGAAGATGGAGACAAAATCCTTAACTTAAGATCAGGAGTGGACAGCCGACTCGGCATGCTCATCTTCCTTTGGTCTGAAGTTCAATATCGCAAATGGACGGCCACTGGCCGGTTACCGCTTCCCGTGGACCCGGTACCCATTTCCGAACCTGGGGTAAAGGCCAGGATTGCTACCAAATCACTGATTTGGATCAACCTGTACCTTTCCCCCGCAAGCCACCTAATCAAGGATACGATGATGTCGATTCCTGGATGTAGGGTAGGCTTAAAAGGATCAGACCATGCGTGGAACTTTGAGGCGTCCTTTGGACGGCACTCATCGTCCTGGCGAGAGATAGAAGCTATCTCGACGTCAGATCTAACTGCAGCCACTGACTGGTTAGAACACGAAATGGCGAGAAAAGGAATGAAGGCTTTCCTCGACGGGAGGTTCACTGAACATCCGGCAATGGATTACCTACATAAAGCTATCGACTTGGTTTGCTCGCCTCGGCTATTGGTCGAGAAGCCGTCCTGCTTCAACTTGAAGGGAAACGGCACGAGAAACAAGAGGATATATAAGAAATACCTCAATAACGAAACACCACTGGTGGTCGAACACGGAGGGAAAATCTACAAAGGATTTGTGACGAAACGAGCCGTTTTGATGGGAGAGCCTCTCACCAAAATGATCTTGTCGCTTTTCAGCATCGCAGCAGAACGGGCATCCCGCGCTAGCGATTCAACACTTAATCCGACCGCCGCCGATTATCGTCGTAGCAGATCAAAGATCCACCAGTACGCTTGTGCTGGTGACGACCATATCGGACTTGGAAAGATCTCT